GCGGTTTTGACAGACAATTCATCTCCTTTGTCCTGGAGTTTTAGGATAGCGTTGCCAGTACGTGCAGCGACCTCATCAGCAAAAGTTTTCACCTGAGCTTGAGATACGTTACCGAAATCAACAGTTTTTGGTTCATCCTTGACATAAACAGTGTAGGCCAGCGTTGGCTTGGCCGATTCATAGTCTACGTCATTGAAGCCATGACGATCTTGATCGCCTTGCTTCACGAAAGCCGCAAACCTTGCATCTTGCAAGAACTGATCTGCATTATCTGCAGTCATGCGATGCAGGTAGGTGTCCCAGCGACCTTCGGGATCCATCTGTAGGCGAGAATACAGTTTAACCTGTTCGCCCTTGTCGTTGATAATCGTGTCGACTTGCTTGGCATAATCACCTGTTTCGGTGGCCATATACCCGTTTCTGAGCATATTCATATGGAAAGCCTGTCTTCGTTGAGCAGGCGTCATTTTTGCACGTTCTATATACGTGCCCTCTTCATCGGCGAAGATCAAATACTTCTTACCGAATCTGTCCAAAACGTACATAGCGCTCACATCATCAGGATCGGAAACGCTGTGTCTGAACTTAGCCTGTACATAACCACGACCAGCATTATGGGCCGCGGCGGCTCTGTTGAGGGAATGTTGTTGGCGCCCATAGGACTTGCCACGTCCTTTGACTATTTTTTCAAGTCGATTGGCACTTTCCATATTGGAAATCCGGACTGCGTCTAATGCGTCAGTCTCGATTTTCTTCGCAGCTTTGCGCGCTTGATTTTCAGCGGCGATATATTGATAAACTGCATGGAAGAATGAGGCGACCGCTACACAAGCGGCGACGAGAGTGGCGGCTTTCATGAAACCAGCTGCCCAACTCGCCTCTTTCTCGATTTGATCTTGTTGCTCATCAGGTATCCCTTCAATGGAATCCATTTCCATCTTCGGTGGCTTGTCCATAACTTCCACAAAATCGGCGGCTTCCTTACGAATGGCGGGAGTGGTAAACTCTGTAACTACGCCATTGAAGATATCATCGATTGTTCGATCGGAAGACCTGTTGTATAAATTGACACAACGTAAAGATTTGTAAAAGCTAGGCCTCTCCATCAAATCAGGGTGACGGAAATAACCTGCACACTTGTGTACAACGGCGGCAATAGCGGAATCATAACACTTCTTCTCATCGAGCACATATATGTGCGGCGACTTAGGGTCTACAGTGACGGCAGTGAACCAGCCATCCGCAAACACCCTCCAAAAATTTCCAACTGACTCGTCATCGTCCATC